GAGATAGATGGAGCCAATGCAACATCAGTTGACACAATGGCTATGGATAAGGTACAATTAGATAAGATGTTATTTATAATGGATCAACTTAGAGATGGGAATAAAGATGATAGTGGGGATTCAAGGAACAAGTAGTTTTAATGACTACCAAGTTTTTCTTAGAGCCATGGCAGTTACAATGTCTTCTTTAAAAGAAGAAGATCCGTACTTCTATATTTACTCTGCAGGACCAGCAAATGTTAACTCTATGGTTATGGAATTTGCAAATCTTTCAGAGCGTGGTCTAAAGGCTCGTGGTAAAAAGATTAAGTACCAGGCTGTGCCACCATCTTGGATAGCAGAAAATATTTTAGATGTAAACTACTTTGCTTTTTTGAGCAAAGAAAGAGAGCAGGTTTCTAAACTTGTTGATGAAGCAAAAAACAACAATGTCGAATACGGCATTTTCCGATACTAACAGAAAGAAAAACAATGCAAATTAAGTCATTAGAACAAATGGAAAAGATTGTTAATTCAAACAAGTCTCTACTATGGGACGGGTGGACAGTAGTAAACTCTTATCCTTCTGAGAAGGGTAGAACAGCCCCACAGGGGGCATTCGTGGATGGCAAGTGGCATCTACAGCGTCGTTTTGTACCTTCTAAGAATGGATGGGATATACCAGACAAGTTTGTGAGTTAATATGCCAAAGCACGAATGGAAAGATAATGCATTATGCTTGGACTATGACACAAATTTATTCTTCGAAAAGTACGAAGATGATGAACCATTAAGACCAGCAATAGATAAACTATGTTCTATGTGTCCTGTGTCAAAGATGTGTTTTGCTGTTGGAGTTTCCCAAAAAGAATGGGGAATTTGGGGTGGCGTTTACCTTGAAGGTGGACAGATATCTAAAGAGTTTTCAAAACATAAATCTAAATCAGACTGGGCAAATACCTGGCAAAGATTAACAACGGAGCAATAATATGTATACAGATTCAATGAGACGAGCATTTCACTCACTAAAAGGTCCTGATGGTTTTCAACTTCAGATAATTGATCACGACAATTTTCTAACAGTAAAAGCAAGTGAAAAACAGTTTATGAGTCTTTCTGGAGAAGAAAGAAAACAGGCTGTAGAGTATATGGTTCGTACAAAGAAAGCACTTGAAGAAAATGGTGCAATTGTTTTGTTGGTTAGAGAAGGTGGTAAAGAACTATGATTGAATTTATAGCATTTGCTTTATTTATTCTATTATTTTTTATGTTGGTATTTAAAAATGTACAACTAAAAATAAAACTTTCTTCAACAACAGTAGAACTTCTAAAAGCACACATAGATAAAACTATCTTGTCTGAAAAGTTATCTGAAATATCTATTGAAAATAATAAAAAATCGGATCCTTCATCAGAGGCATTCTTGAAATTTGTTTCAGATTCCAGAGACTGGGCCTATCAATATATAGACGAAGTTCAAGAAGGTTTAAATAAGTTTATTACTGATATTGAGCCTGAGATAGTTTACTTTGACGAGTATGGGGTAGTTGGCAGCGCATATCCACACTACTATTCAATGAAGAAAATTTCTGAGGCATACAAAGAATTAAAGAGTCTTTTGCCATCAGATTATGGTAAAATTGAGTAGTGATAATACTAAAGGCTGCCAAAGGATCTAACAACCTTAACTTTCATATATGTGAAGAAGAGTTTTGTGAAGATGACAGTACAAAAATATGGGCAAGCAATGAAAGCAGAATAGTAGATCTATGTGATTTACATTATAATCAAGCAAGGGGTTTAAAATGAAAGACATTATCCTATCAACACTAACAGGTTTTGGATGTGGCGTAGTTTTTGCTGCATTCAAATTGCCAGTACCAGCACCACCAGTTTTTGCGGGAGTCGCAGGAATTATTGGTCTATGGATTGGCTTTACAGTACTAACCAAATTCATATCCTAGGAGGAATAAAATGAATGAACAAATTAAAGCAGTACTAGCGTCATACGGAAGATCAGTTCTTGGAGCAGCAACAGCGTTGTATGCATCTGGAGTAACAGATCCACAGACACTAGCATACTCACTACTTGGCGCACTTGTGCCAGTAATGTTGAGAGCAGCAAACCCATCAGACACAGCGTTTGGCAGAATGCCATCTGTAGAAGATGTAGATAAGGCAGTTAAGTCTGCTAAGGTAGTCAAGAAGGCTGCTAAGAAGGCTCCTGCAAAGAAGTCTACTCGTGGCGGTGGCGGATCGAAGCCTCACACAAACACTCTATAACTTATAGAATAAGATTAGCAGGCTTGTTATTTGACAGGCCTGCTTTTCTATGCTATAATATTTATACCTGCCCAATAGGGGGGAATTAAATTATTCGCTTGAAAGGGGAATAAAATGGTAACAAAGTATGCTATGGATCTATTCAATGATCCTTTTTTTATTGGCTTTAACAAAGAGTTAAATCGCCTAAACACTGCACATAAAACAAACTCACACTCATATCCTCCATATGATCTTATCAAACTAGATGAAGATAGATATAAGATTTCACTGGCTGTTGCTGGGTTTTCTAAGGAAGATATTGATGTGTCCGTAGACAATGGAACACTCATTATTAAGGGTAACATTGTTGAGGTTACAGATGCAGAGGTAGTTCATAAGGGTATCGCAGGAAGAAAGTTCGTAAGATCTTTTGCCCTGGGAGAGTATATGGAAGTAACTTCTGCAGAACTTAAGGATGGAATGCTACACGTTAACGTAGTTCGCATTGTTCCTGAAGAAAAGAAGCCTAAATCTATTAAAATTAAGTAGTATAATAGATAACATTCCGCTATAAGACTTTAAAAGGTTTTGCAACGGATGCTCCCATGAGGGGAGAGTTGGCAGGAGTTGAATCTTCGTGGCTGATAGACCTGAGCAGTCGTCTATAAACTGCTCATTTATTCATCTTAAATTCACGCCTAGTTTGCCACTTATAACAAAACTTTATAAGACTACAAGATATACTATAGGTATGAAATTTAAATTCATTGCTCTACCAGTAGCATTAGCCATATTTGCTAATGCTTTTCTTATTACCCCTTCACATGCTGATAACCTTCAAGGTGCTGGATCCACATTTGCTGCTAACTTTATAGACAGATGTAGGGTCGAATTTATGAAATCAACAGGAGATTCTGTTGTGTACGGAGCATCTGGCTCAGGTGCTGGGAAAAATATGTTTGCAAATGGTATAACAAATTTTGCTATGTCAGATGTTCCTTACTCTTCATCAGAAGTTAAACCATCAAAAGAATTTACATATGTCCCATTGGTTGCAGGACCAATTGGAATTATCTACAAACTTGATGGATATAAGATTAATCTTAAGATGAGCAGAGATACACTTGCTAAAGTTTTTGCGGGACAAATAACAATGTGGAATGATCCACAGATACTAAAAGAAAACATGATAGGAACAAGACTACCTAAGATACCAGCAACAAAGATTAGAGTTGTATATCGCATTGATGGTTCTGGAACTTCAGAGGTTTTTACTTCATACCTTAATGCAGTTGCTCCAACTATATGGAACAAGCCAGGGAATAAAAACTTTGCAACTGCATTTCCTGGAGACATATCTAAGCAGTATATGACCAGTGCTTCTGGATCTCATGGTATTGCAATGGTACAAGGAACAACAAATGGATCTATTGGATACAATGAGATATCATATGGAAGAGGACTCAAGACAATCTCTGTTGAGAATGAGGCTGGAAGGTTTGTACAGCCAACAGTTAATGCAGCATCAGTATTCCTTGGAGACTTTGTTCCAGATAAAAGTGGGGTAGTTAAGATAAACTACAAGAACCCCAATAAACTATCCTATAACATATCTACATTTACCTATGGGGTAGCATACAAAGAAAAGAACTCAAAAAATGATTCAGTTAAAAAGTTCTTTAACTTTATGCTTGACACCTGTGGCAAGAAGGCTGAGGACCTTGGATACTCTCCAATAAGAGGGGCTATGCTTAAGTTCTCAAAGGCAAGGGTAGCAGAGATAAGTTCAAAGTAGCAGTATAATAGAAGTGTCCCACACAGGACCTTAGTGATGGATTAGTTACCCATTGGATAGAGACCGTGGCGCAAGTCAGGTGAATTGCTTGTGTGGGACCTAATATTTTGCGGTATAATAATAACAATGACTGACAAAGAGTTGGACCATTATAATAAGCAACAGATTAAGAAATATAATGTTTCAAGAATGGTACACGATGGTTTCTCCTGGAAGGCCATTAAAAGGGAGATAGAGAAGTGTCAGGTGGTTTGTGCCAACTGCCATAGAATAAGGACTCATAACAGGTTCCTGGGTCTTATAGCGTGATATAATAAGTATATGCTAAACATAAAAGAAGGCGATTTCGTAATGGGAAGTACCAAAGAGGGTATTGTCCACGGAATGGTTGAGCATATAATGATAGAGGGTGGAACCCTTGGTACCCCTGGGACAGAGTATGCAATTGAGTCTATGATTCCAGATAATCCAGCAATGTCTGTTAGAATTTATGAAGAAGAAGATGGTAAATGGGAACCAACTGCATATAGTATTGGAATGATGTACCAAGATGCACAGATTGCAGATATTAATAATCATAATATGGAGAGTGAAGATATGGATTCAGAAGTAGGAATGGCTATGTTTGATGCTCAGATGGGTAAAGCAGATGACTCAATGATGCCAACAGAAACTTATCAGAGTAATAAGCAGGCACCTTGCTGGGATGGATATGTACAGCGTGGAATGAAGCCAGGAGAAAATGGTAGACCAGTTCCAAATTGTGTACCTGCTGCAAAAGCAGATGATCTTTGGGAAGATGATGATACAGTTGAATACGAAACAGATTCAATAATGTGGCTTGCTTGGGGTGGAGATGCAGGATTCTCTTGGTCAAGAAGAATTGTTGAGTCTGAAAGAAATAAATCTTTGTTTGCTGATTTTGGCAAGGACTATACAAGATCAACAACTAATGTATTTAGAACAGAGGAATAATGCCAAAGAAAAAAGCATCAGCCTTTAATCCAGTACAAATTAAAGATGGATGGATTGTTAGACTATACAAAGATGGTCGTATTAAATCTAAGATTGCACCATACGAACCAAAACATCCTAAAAAATAAAGTACCCCTGGCAAGAATCGAACTTGCGACGCATGGCTTAGAAGTCCATCGTTCTGTCCACTGAACTACAGAGGTGTGGTACACCAGGTAGGACTTGAACCTACGATAACCGAATTATGAGTTCGGGGCCTTAACCAACTTGGCTACTGGTGCCTACTAATATAGTATACTCGTAATGCGTTTGCCAGTCAAGTACATCTTTTTCATCATTTAGCAATGGTTGGCCTTTAATGTTTAAACTAGTATTCAATAAAATTGGAACTCCAGTTTGTAAATAAAATTCATTTAAAACTTTGTATAGACCAGGATGCTGCTCCTTTGTAACAGTCTGAACTCTGGATGTCCCGTCAGCATGAACAACAGATGGTATTTTTTCTGGTTGTAAACACTTAACTGTATACTGCATATAGGGGCTTTCAAAATCCATATCAAACCACTTAGAAGCATGTTCAGCCATAACTACTGGAGCAAATGGTCTAAACAATTCTCTTTGTTTAATTCTATTAACCTTATCTTTAATTCCTGGATCTCTTGGGTCTGCAAGGATACTTCTATTGCCTAATGCTCTTGGACCATACTCTGCTCTACCTACTGCTACTGCTACGATTCCATCTTTTAATATACCGTCTACAATTTTTTGAACGGGATAGTCACCACCAAGATCATAACCAAGATAAGGATTCTTCCAATCAAGATGCTTCCCATATAAGGCTGCTGCTGCGCCCAAAGATGATCCAGCATCTCCAGGGTTTGGCATAATCCAAATCATATCGAAGATGTTCCATAGCAGAGTATTTGCTGAAGAGTTAAGAGCACACCCACCCATAAATACTAAATTCTTTTTGCCAGTCATGGACTTTGCCATACGCATAAATTCATTAAGCCTTTGCTCATATACCATTTGTGCTGAGGCTGCAATGTCAAACTTATCTTCTTCTGAAACCCAGCCCCAGTCAGTAATGCCTTTATGAAAATTATATTTTTGATTATTGTATGAAGGAAAATACTCGTTAACTTTTTTATAGTGTTTTCTCCAGTCTCCATATGCAGCCATACCCATCATAATGTATTCTTCTTGGTTCGGCATAAGGCCAACTAATTGAGTGAAGGCTGAGTAGAATAACCCAAAACTAACAGGATAGTTTTGCTTATACTTTAGTTTAATCTTTTCACCTTCGCCAACCCAAATTGTAGAGGTATTGTATTCTCCTATTGCATCAAGTACAACTATTACTGCATCATTAAAAGAACTTGTATAGTATCCTGCAGATGCGTGAGAATAGTGATGACTGAAAGATTTTCTTGGGATACCCTTTATTTCAAACCTTGGCTTCCACTCCCCAGAACCACCCTTTAAAGCCAGTCTAGAGGCCTTTAGAATGGGCTTTTCATAGTAGGCAATGTGATCTGGTGTCCCATACTGTAAAGCATCTTTTATTAAACTATCATTGACATACCAGTCATTTTTTTGTTTGCTATATCTTTCTGAATGACCTGCAAAAAGTATTTTACCGTCTTTAATTAAAGACACTGATGCGTCGTGAGATGTTTCGTTAATTCCAAGTATGATCATTTATTTAATCTCTTATAAAAAACATCTGCAACGTGTTTGTGCCAATGAACTCCAGGGTGAGAATGGTGTAGACCATCTTCTATGTCTTGTCCAGAATCAAAATAATTTAAAAATATATCTTTGTATTCTTGATGACAATCTTTATTTATTGGATACGCAGAATCAAAGTCTTCACTGTTATTAAAATTACTAAAAACATTATCGATTTGAGAAACAACATCCCTAAAGTTTTCATCCCAAGAAGACCATACAAAATTAATATTGTTCGAGTTACAATATTGTTCTAGCAAGTGGATCAACTTCATAGAAATAAACAAAGGAAACTCCATTGGTAAAATATCTTCATAGTTATATGGAATTTTTATATATTTTTCTCTGTCAGATATTTTTTTTGTTCTTATATTATATAAGTAAACATCTCCTAGCGCACCATCAATATGACCATTACCAGATGTTATTAGGTTTTTTTTAACTGGAACTTGCATTCTAAAGGGGTCTGGAAACAAACAAAGCAATGTATCTGGATTTCCAAAAGTTTTAAAATAAGCAAAAATCTGAAAAACTAATTCTTGTATTGACATTCCAGGCCTAGAAAGATTGTGCACAGTTTTGCCAGTAATATCTTCTAAAATTTTTGGCCAAGTTCCATTGAAAGGAACTCCAAGCCCATATGTCATTGAGCATCCAGCAGAAAGTATAGACGCTACCTCTGTCCAATCATTTCCTCTGTACGAAAAGTTGTTGGTTGAGTATTCTGTAAATCTATCAACAACGAGACCATTTTTTCTTACGTGGCCTAGTTTAGAATAATTTTTATTTTTATTTCCAAGATTATTTTTAAGATAATTTTCTATATAAAACTCTGAACCCTCTTTATAGTCTTCGTCATTGTGTGTGTTTGGCAACATGGCAATAAGAGGATCTATTGATTCTAATACTTCCTTTGATGTTTTTTTTAACTTTTCTTTATCTAACACAACATCTCCATTTTTTTAATAAAACTTTCTGCAGTATGATAATGCCAATGAATACCTTTGTGCGCTCCGTCAGATCCAATAAACCACATTCCACCTTTATGCTTTGAAAAATCCACTTTATCTATTGAATTAGTTACTAAGTGCTGGTCTTCTTTGTGACAACTGATAAAATTTGTTTGTATATTTTCTATGTGATTGTTTTTATCTAAA